TATCCGACCGCAATCAGCGACACCGTGGGGACGGTTGCCGCCAGGGCGGCGACGTCGCCCACGGCGCCGGCTGCAGTCAATGTCACGATCGGGACGACGGCCGCCAGGGCGGCGAGGTTGTCGACCGTTCCAGTTGCCGCCAGGGTGACTGTGGGGACTACGGCCGCCAGGGCGCTGACGTCGCCGACCGTCGCCGACGACGTCAAGGTGATGGTTGGGACGACGGCAGATAGCTGACCATAATCAGCCGATGGCGTCGCATAGGCCGTTGCGGCGAACGCGACGCTGATCGTTGAACTGAGCGCGCCATATATCGTTGCCAATCCAGCGTCCTGAACGAGCACTGTATAAGTTTGCTCCACGCTGTATTCATAACGATATTTGTTTGACCCGAGTTCCCGTTTGTCCTGTTCACTGTCGATCATTATGTAAATGAACACAATGTCATTCTGTGCGACATCACGAACGGCTGACAGTCTGGAAAATACTGATTCGGATAACCCCTTGGCCGCGGCGTAACTCTCGCCGTAGCTGATCACCTTCATGGATAGCCGGGTGATGCCGACGACACCGTCATCAGCGTACAGCGGCCCGCCCGTGACTCTGTGAGTCGTGATGGCGGGAATCGGCGTTCCCTGCGAGCGGGCAACAGGATAGACGCGGGACGACACCGCAGCGTTAACCGCGGTGTCGGCGAGCAGATAATCTATCAGCGCCCGTTCAGGCATCAGTTAAGATTCCATTCCGCTTTGCTAAAGATTTCATAGACAAACGTCGGGTTCATGCGTTGCTGCTTGACGCGTTCGCGGTCGGCCTCGCCGTAACTGTCCTCACCGTCGAACACGTCGACCGCGGTATAATCAGACTTTGGCTTCGACTCATACCTATTGCCACCAATCCCGATGTAACGTCGGGCTAAAACATATCCTGTGTCAGACATTAGTCAAACCTATCTACCCAAGCATGGTAAGCGAATACTTTATAAGAGTATCCGGGATTATTAGCTTCTTCTTCGGCGAGCCGCTCATTAGCGGCCGCACGCGTCGTGAAGCTTGCCACATATTCGAAATTCTTCATTTCGAAATCTTCGGCATCTTCACGAATCCTTGCGACGACATACGACATTACAGCGCCCCCAGCATACCGACGCGAAACGGGCGGATCAGGGAATAGACGGCCGCGGGTATGTCGTCGCCCGGTCTATCATACATCGATTGCGCCAGGACCAGAACGGCTTGTCTGATGCATTCCGGGATTGGATTGGACGAGGGAGACGCGGCGTCCTGATAGCCGCAGTCGAATGTGATGCGTATCGCGTCGGGGTAGTCGTCTATTGCCGTAGGCCATGACTGGTCATCAACCAGCATGAACTGACCGCGCCCCGCGGTGATGCGCGTCCTGTAGACGGTCGACGCGAGAGTCTGTTCCGCCCCGTTCGTGTCCAAATACGTCACTGACGTCACAGCAATTAGCGGCGGCATGGGAATCTCTAGAATTTCGTCGTCCCCTGGCCAGTCGGATAGCTCGAGCCTCCACGTCTGAGGCATCAAGGCGCGCCCGAGGATTCCATCACTCCCGCCCGCCCCCTCGAGCAAGTGCGTTGCGGCGCGAACCAGGTCCATAACCCTGGCGTCGTCAGCCGTTGTGTCGATGCGGAGCGCATTCTTGGCCGTGGCCAAGTCGACGACATCTGTCATAGGCGCTTGCACTTGAACAAGGTTCATCGTATGGCCCTCGCAAAATGCTCCCAAAACTCATCGGCAAATTCGGCGTTCTCATAGCCCTTCATGTTGGGCGCGCCTTCTGTCCAATGTACTAGATATGGATTATCCATGTGCGGCGTGTAGCCAACCAGATAATTCCATTCGGGAGACAATTCGCCAATGTCCGAATCGTCCAACCATGAGAACGTATGCAGCTCAAGGCCGGTTGCCGAGTTCAGGAATTCAGGGGTTAACCCCTTGATTTTAGGGTGATGTGTGTCAAACACCATGACGGATGACCAATTTTTGCGCGCATACCGCGTTTGCAGCTGGTTATCCATTTTCACGGTCGTCGTTGGCTCATGAATGTGCTTCACGACGCTAACCGCTTTGCCGGGCTGATGCGCCTCAATCAGCCGGGCAGGTGAACAACGGAACATCACGTCACAGTCGACGAACACAACGAATCGGTTTCCCTCCGCCAGCAACGGCGCAAAAAATCTCGCGATAGAAAAATCCGTCGACATCGGGGCATTAGAAATAACGTCATACATTTGACCGTTTTCATAACGCGTTTCTCGGGTATACAGCCCTCGGTCAATGAGGTCGACCTTGGATAAAACAGCTGTGACCATCGGGCCTGTACGAAACGAACGTGCAGATTCTTTGGCGACTAGATACTGCGGTAACTCGCGAGGGTCAAAACCTATGAGTAACATTTTACCACCCCATGAAATAGTCACCAGATTTAATCCAGATGACTTTTGCGCCCCATGAATTCAGTGTGTCGACGGCCTGTGTCTGCGCGACGCCGTACCGTTCGGCGTTGTTCGGCTTCTGTTCAATGACCATGAATGGTTTGTTATGAAGAATCGTGTTCTTCCCCCCGTTTATAACGCTGAGTTCTTGACCTTCAACGTCTATCTTAATAAAATCAACGTCGTCTAAACTGAATTCGTCAAGACGAACAGAGATAACGTTGGTTATTCCCTTAGGATCAATTCGCCAGTTCCCGGAATTCGCCGCGTTATCGTTGGTCATTGTCGCTGTACCAGAGTATTCACCAAGCGCATACGTGGTCAGGCTGACATTATCGGCGCGAACGTTTTTCACGAAACATTCATTATTGCGATGAACTGGCTCAAACGCAATAACGGTTTTGAACATATCAGCGAGAACACGGGACCACAAACCAACATGGGCCCCAATGTCCAATGCTGTGCGGCGTCTGTCGGTCGGGATGTACTTCATAGCCTCTGTAAGTTTGGCGTATTGATACGTTCCAACGTCGCCGTGTTTCGGCCCACGTTCCAAATGCATAGCGAAATGCTTGTCTTCATCGGGCAACCAAATGCCCTCCACCTTTTTCATGCTCGCCTCTCTATTGACCGGCCTAACTTCTTACGTGAATCACCCTTGAGGTGATCCATTTTTCGCCCGAGTTCTGTATACGGAAACGCATGGTGCTTCTGGAATGAGACTTTGTTATGCAACGGCGACGGGGGCGGATATCTCCCGTTTTTGATAACCTGTTGAATAACATAACTGTCATGCGTCTCCTTCATGTCGTAGACTCGCCCGCTTCTGTATGTTTCGCGCAAGTCATTCATGAAACGATGAGAATTCTCTGAGGCCATATCCCAAACCATGAAGCAGCACTCAGGATATGGTTTCACACGATCAATCCAACACATCCAGGACGGCGCAGGATTGATCGTGCGCACAAGCCAATCGTGTTCAACGCCGCGAAACGTCATAATATCGGCATCCATCCAGACAAGCCAGCCGCTATCCATCACACGCGCGGCGCTAGTGAATGCTGCCACTTTGAAAGAAAACCGTTTGCAGTCACGTCTAAAATCATAGACGCGACCAGGTCTATTTCGCTTTAAATCTAGACCGCACGAATCCTCTGACGTCTGTGCAGCATGCCATACAGGAAACCAGTCATCGAACTGCCGTACGTCAACCCATGCAGATACACTAACGTCAGTATAAGCCGCAAGATTTATTCCGTCTGGCCAATGCTGATGGAACGTTTCGACCATGTTTCTTGCGTATTCATTATAATTCTTCTGGCTGAAAGTCGTCACTACGGTAATCATAGTCTGCCCATATTGTTACGTCGTCACTTGCATAATGTAACAAACGCTTTTCCCACCACTCAGGCATTTTAACCGTTAGATGAACGTTTGTCCCGTCGCGGAATGTTTTTGCAGCCGGATTGCAGAATATGTTGAAATACACGAATCCGCCCGGATTGACGAAGTTAAATACATCCGACAGTATAGTGTCGATGTCGTCACGATGTATATGCTCCATAACGTCAGTGCATATTGCTCCATCAAATTTTACCTCAGGCCGTTGTTTCAACTGGAACACTCCAATGTCATAGCAAGTTGGAAGTATTCCGCCCCATACTTCATGAACTCTGTCGCGAAGATACTGATAGCCTTTACCGGAACCATAATCCAGAATGGTTTTAGCTCCGGTAATCCTAACCAATTCTGCGACGTGTTCGGCGTTGTCTAAGGCCATACGACCAGACCACCATTTCAAACGCCTTAAATGGTTCCTGCTGTAGTGCTTTTCGTAATTAAACGCAGTGTTGGCCAAAGCGCACCTCTGGATATTTCGGTTAAGCTCCACTGATGATAGGCTAACCCGCTCAACATCGCGCGCCGTTCGGCGTGTGACGCAAGGCGCGGTTGCTCCACCTCCGCAAGCGTTGTTGAGCATACGCCGCGGGTGACGCCGTCGCCAAGCACGATACAGGGAACGCCTGCCATCAGGGCGTCAAAGCAAGCGCTCGAGCCGTGTGTAACGACAACGGAAGCGCCTTCAAGATCCTGCTCAAACGAACTAAGCGGCGACGCGATCACACCAGGAATGTTGAAGTCGCCCCCGGCGCCAGGGGAGATTCGCGGGCGATACATGATAGGCCGGTCAGTATGTCGCCGTATGCCCATGATCACCCGTTCGGCATAATTGCGAACTGTAGGTAAACCGTGATACACGTGATATTTTGGACTCGCCGCTGCGAATAGAACGTAACCATCACGAAGCTTGCGCCATGGTTTAAACGACATCCAGCCTTGCTGGATCATTCTATTAGATGAATAATTACCGGTCGTTATGACGCGCCATGGCTGATAGGCGCAATAAGCCAAGCGCCACCATTCGGACCATAGGCGATTATAACCTTTATCCCAAAATATATACGGCAATCCATCAGTGATAAGCTGTTTTGCCGCATAATGATGTTTGACGCCGATTATACAATACGCATCACAGTCACAACGGTCATCAAAAGAGTCGAGCATTGTGATGCCAACGCCCGACGCTTGCAGAGCATTAACTAAATTAATCTCTGCAGGTTTACGTTTTACACGATAGAACGCTAGATGCATTGAAATTTTCCAGTATCCGATTCAGGGCTCCATTTTGTATCTCTGAAATTGACCACTGGAAATGCGCCAGCGCAACCAATAATTTGTAGCGTTCATCATCCGTCGGAACCCGCGGCGCTGCGACGTCGGCGACGGTCGTTGAGGATATATCGCGAGTAACGCCATGACCAAGGACGACCGACGGAACGCCCGCCCGCAACGCCTCGAAACAGGCGCTTGAAC